AACCGGGGCGGACGATCCGCGCAACCTTCTTTGGCTGTGCTTTCGCTTTTTCCACTTTCTTCGAACCCTTATCAAACATCATCGCTTTGCGCAGGATTGAGACGTGACTGGCTTGAACAAGTGCACTCAGGTCGCGTTCGCTAAACCCGTTGTTTATAGCCCATTCACGAAGTTCCTTAGCTTCGCTTTGCATTGTACTTTCGTCTTTCCATTCAGGAATGACTTCCGTGAGTTTGGCGCGCTCTGACTGCACAATGTCAGCCAAGGCCCGCTGTTGCTCTTTGGTCATCTCTTGAGCAATCCGCTGCTGTTCAGTGTTAATAGCCTGAAGTTTAGCGGCTCGTTCCTGACGAGACTTATTCCAATGCCGTTCCAACCGCGCCGCCTCAATGGGGTCTTCGTTATAAAGATTGTCCCAATCAGGCTCAGCCTCGGACTGCACCTCAAGTTGCGCTTTAAGCGCCGGGAGCAGTTCCGCGTATTGAGCGCGTTCCATACGGATCGCTTCGGCTTCGCCATAGAACGACTTGCGTTCTTCGGCTAACGCCTGAGTTTTCCGTGTGTAATCCGAATAACGAGAATAACCTTTCCGAAGTTCGTCAAGGGTGACTTCCAATTCTTTGCCATCATCTTTTACCTTGATGACTAGATCGTCAGGAAGTTCCTGTTCGATAACCTCTTCTGTGTCGTACTCTTCATCCGGGTCAGACTCTTCGGCGTCTTCATCAGCTTCTTCATAATTAGCTTCAGTTTCTTCCGCGTCGTCTTGAGCCTCTTCAGGCTCTTGCGCCTCGGCCTCGTCTTGGGTGTCCTCATCAGGGCCAAGCAGTTGGTCGATGGCTAGTGTTGCTTCGTGGAGGCCGATCCCACCACTGGGGTTGCCGACTTGTTCCGTCATATAGCACCTTCTTTATTAAATGTTAACTCCTCGATTTGGCGACTAGGCCGTCGTCAAGGATTGCCTGTAGGCGGGCTTTCAACCGCTCAAGTCCTTTGAGCGTGTGAAACATGTCAGAGCGTCCGCTATAGTCAGTATGAGCCGACATACGCCACTCTTCAAAAATATCTTTTTCCACTTCGGCAAATGCCTCCTTGAGAATATCATCCTCAAGAAGACGCTTTGCGTGGTTAGCTTTTGTAATAGGGTCCATCAGATTAACGGCTGATAAACTGGGTTAGTTGTCATCGCGGGCTGTGCTTGGGGCGAAGCCGGAGCCGGAGCCGGAGCCGCAGACCCAAGAAGCCCATACCCCGGCTGGAAGAAACTAGCTTCTGGGCCGAAACCATACCGCTCGTAGTCCGTGATGCTTGGATTTGCGCGCATATCTTGGCGTGGGGCGAAGCCTACGCCTGTGCCAAATGGCGAGACATACGGCGTTGCCGTACCCGTACCGCCGCCGCCCACAAGGCTTCCTAGAAGATCACCCCCGACACCAAGAAGGGATAGAATTTCAAGTAGGGTTAGGCCCTTGCCGTCGTCTTTTTTAGTGCCGTCGTCAGTTTTAGTCGTGTCACCGCCGCCTCCGCCGCCTCCGCCGCCACCACCAATAGTGGTGCCGCCTGTCGTTTCACCGCCGGTAACAGTAGTACCGGGAGGAGGGTTGTTGCCGCCGCCTCCGCCGCCTCCGCCGCCTCCGCCGCCTCCGCCGCCTCCGCCGCCTCCGCCGCCACCACCAAGAGTAGTGCCGCCTGTCGTTTCACCGCCGGTAACAGTAGTACCGGGAGGAGGGTTGTTGCCGCCCGTAGTGCCACTACCGCTACCAGCGGCAGTATCTAGGAGGCCAGTACCGGGCGTGGTTGTGCTCGCACCGCCACCAAGAGTAGTGCCGCCCGTCGTTCCGCCGCCGGTAACAGTAGTACCGGGTGTGGTTGTACCGCCGCTACCAGCGGCAGTATCTAGGAGGCCGCCACCGGGCGTAGTTGTTTCATCTCCGGTACCAGTAGTACTGGGCGTGGTTGTACCTCCGCCGGTACCAAGAGTGGCGCCGCCCGTCGTTCCACCGCCGGTAACAGTAGTACCGGGTGTGGTTGTACCGCCGCTACCAGCGAGAGTATCTAAGAGGCCGCTGCCGGGCGTAGTTGTATCTTCGCCGGTACCAGTAGTACTGGGCGTGGTTGTACCTCCGCCGGTACCAAGAGTGGCGCCGCCCGTCGTTCCACCGCCGGTAACAGTAGTACCGGGAGGAGGGGTGGCGCCCGCGCCGGGCGCTTGTTCTGTTGAAGTCGATCCACTACCGCCAGTATTTATGTTAACGCCGGAAGTGCCGCCGCCAAAAACATTGATACCATCAAACGCATCTCCAACTGCGTCACCTACAGAGTCTAAGCCTGCTTTAATTTGAGGCCCGTAATAGCTCAAGCCACCGGAGGCGGCCCCACTTAATAGGGCGTTTTCTAAGCTACTGCCTGTAGCCAAACCGGCTGTAGTCGCGCCAACGCCAGTGCCGATAGCCTTAGCTAAATCGGGCGCTATATTGGTTCCAAGAATGCCGCCGCTTTCAAGTACAGACCCGGCGTATTTACCGCCGTATCCGGAAAGACCAGATGTAAGCCCTCCGACTATCGCCCCCTTGAGCGGGTCGTTGCCTGCCACAACAGAACTAATACCACCTACCGCAGAAGCTATAGCTATCTGCGCCGGTATGCTCATGCCGCCAGTGGCAATCGCGGTAGCAATCGGCGCGACAAAGGCAATCAGATCGCCGACGGCACCCATGCCTTCTTTCGCGTCAGTCGGACCGGAAACCCAACGCGTCGGCCCTACGGAGCCGTCGGCGTTAATCGTCCGCTCACCTTGCTGGAGGTCCCAAGAGGCATTCTTGCCCTGCGTATCGCTCAGGTTCTGCGCAAACCGAGCGGCGGCTACAGCCGCTTCTGGACCTTCGCCGCTGAACAGGACGTTGCCCTTGCGGTCGGTGACGCGGACAGGGCCGCCTCGGTATTCAAAAAGGTTCGACCCCTGCCCCGCGATGTCGTAACCCGTGCCTGTGCCTAAGTTGTCCGTAGGCGCTGCTAGGAAAGTTCCCTGTGGCAGTGTGTTCGCCGCAGCCCTGCGTGCGTCCCGCTGTTCCTGCGTCAAAGGCGCGGCTGTCGCCGTTGTCGCGGGTGTTGCTGCCGCCGTTGTCGCGGGTGTTGCTGCCGCCGTTGTCGCGGGCGCTGCTGCTGGCGCGGTACCCATAGCGGCGTCTAAAAGGCCCTGTAGCGCAGGATCATCATAGTAATAATCTTCAAACATTACATCATACCTTCCGGCGGGAGTTCAACGGGCATTGGCATTTCAGGTTGCATCTGCGCTTGCTGGACGGCCTGTGCCATCTGTGCGTTCTGCGCGGCCTGTTGAGCCTGCACAGCTACCCGTTCCATCTCACCCTGCTGACGCAGGAACTCACGGTCGCGCTGCATCAACGCTTCGATGTTGGCGGTGTTGACTTGCGCGCCGTACTTGGCTTCAATCTCGGCTGCCTTAATCATCATATCGGCATCGAGTTTGTCGCGCTCACGGTCGTCCTTGCGTAGCATCTCTTCGCGCTGCAACTCAAGTTCTGCGGCCTTCTTCTGGATGTCAGCGCGAATCGCTTCCATCTGAACCTGAGATAGCATCTCTTCCGGTGTCGGCTGCGGTGGCGCAGGCGGTGGCGGAGGTGGCATCATGGCTGGGTCTTTGAAGAACACAGTCGGGTCTTTGTACCCGGCCAGCGCCATCATCTGAGACAGCGTGTTGTAGTAACCCTGCATGTCGGCCAGTGGCGCGCCCATCTGCATCAGCATTTCTTGCTTAGCGGCGACTTGACCCAAGAACGCCATCTTCTCTTCGTTGCTACCAGTACCGATAGCGACGTTGACGACGACATCCATGCTCGTGTCCCACACACGTGGATCAATCGGCACGAACGTATTACGCAGACGCACCATGCGCGGAGCATCTTGGTTCTTGGCAATAAGCTGCATCGACTTGCGGAACAGGCCTTTCATGCCCGTCTCGGCGAAGATACGACAGATCAGTTCGATATGTTGCGCCGCAGCAGTAATCGTGGCGGCAACAGCAGCGCGGGTCGAAGACTGAAGTGCGTTCGCATCGAGGCCCGATGCGGCCTTAGAGATACCGGTACGGTTCTCGCGCAGTTCGTCCATGTACTGCAACATCGGGAAGGCTTGCTGCCCGACAAACGGCATTGTGAACGGCTGCACCATACCCGGTGCACGCATACGGATGATGCCGCCGACTTCGGTGTTCATCACGTCTTCAATGTTGACTTGGCCTTCAACAACACCCGTGCGTGGGTGGATCGACTGAGCCAAGCTGTCCAGCGTGTTGCGGAGGATATTCGACTTGATAAGCTGAATGTCCATCGTCACGTCGGCAATCGACATGCCGAAGAATGTGTGTGGCTCTGGATCGGGGCAGAAGTCTACGAACGGAATAAAGTCGCAAGGTTCCCAATGCAGTATCTTGTTGGCCGTGCCAGCTACGCAGACGCGGCAGAGTTCCGCGATCCCGTCGCCGTCCATGTCCACGTACACATATCCCTCGATGTAGAGGACTTTGCGCGATGTCGTATCTGTGCGGCCTGTGATTTGAACGAAGGCCTGCGGGTTACGGTCAAATGTTTCTGGGTTGCCTTCAAAGTCGTCAAGCGTTTCGAAGCCAAGGTTTTCAACCTCATCCCACTCGTAACCCATCTTCACGAGATCGGATACGGTAACGTAACGACGGTGGGCTACAAATTCGGCGGTTTCAATAGAGCGCGCACGGCGGTCAATCAGAAACTCTTCGGGCGGTACAGATTGAACGCGTAAGCGGCCCTTTTCCGTTGTGCGGACAACGGTGCAATCGTAGGTCGCGGGCTGGGTTTGGCCCATCATGCCCATCGGCGTTTCGACCATCATCTCGCCGTAGGTAATCTCTACGTCCTTAACTTCGATATTGGCATCGGCCTGAAGGACGGAGAATGTAGCTTCGTCCAGACCCGTGAAGTAGTGGGTCGTGACATCTTTCTCAGTATCCCACCAGACTTTCATGATACCGTTCTTGCGGATCAGGGCGTCCTTGAATGTGGAATAGCATTCGCTGAATAGGTTGTTATCGCGTGTCAGGCAGTAGTTAACGTAATCCGTCGCTTGCTGCGCGCTTTCAATATCTTCGGGGCCGTTCGGCGCAAACTCGACGACGTTGTTCGCCGCGAAAAATACTTTCATGATCGACGGCATCATGGCCTGTACAGTATCCCGTACATCCATTGACATCGCCTGCGACCGGCCTTCTTCTTCGTTGCCGAAGGGTTCGCCCTTATAGTACTGGCCCGCAAGCGCACGCTGCGGACTTATGTCGTCGTCAATATAAGATTGGGCGTCGTCGATTTCGGCGATGACTATATTCTGAAGTTCTTCTTCAGACATAGGCTCTTCGACCTGCTCGTCTTCCATCTCTGGTTCTTCAATGGAAACTTCCGTACCGTCGGGAAGTTCCATCGAAGTTTCATTAGACATATCTTCGCTGTCGTCGTTTTCCGAGTTGGCGTTGGGAACCCCGGTGTCCTGATACATACCTTGGTTCTTAGCCATGTCGGCCTTACTCGGCTTACGGTTATTGCGATACGCCATATTTTAGCCTTACTTCTTTTTGGACTTGCCAGCTTCGGACAGGGCAATAGCTATAGCCTGTTTGCGCGATTTAGCCAAGGGAGCCTTTGCGGGGCCTTTAGGGTTTACGCCAGCGTGCAATGTGCCGCGCTTAAATTCGCCCATGACCTTAGCCACTTTCTTGTCGGCCTTAGTAGGTTTCTTCATTTTGACTTCCCCTTGTTTCGGGCGGATATTGATTTGGCTTTGGACTTCGCGTCTGCTTTAGATGACGCACCCCACGCTTGCAGAGATAAGAGAAGGCGGGTTGGTTCGCCTTTCGCATTACGCTCCGGCCCCGGCATGTTTCCCATACGCGCTAAGAATGACGCCCTCCGTGGATTATCGCCTGATTTAACAGGCGCTTTCAAGTTCATTCCTTCGGCCTTAGCAGACGCACGGCCCTTGGCGTTTAGACCGCCGGACGGGGACTTCCCTTCTTTACGCTGCCAAGCAGGGGTTTTCACGCCCACACCCTATACGGCACTGGCGGCTCAACGCTGAGCGGCGTCAGCAAAGCCAACTGGTCTTCGTCGAAATCGCCGCGAAGGTTGGTGTGCCAATCGGGATAATATTCCTCAATCGGTTGGCCCTCTTCGTCATAGCCAATGATTTTCGTGAATGGCCCGATCTGGTCAACCAAGAAATCGTTTACTGGATTGCCCTCGTCGTCAATGACGCCAGCCTCAAGCAGAGCGGCGTCCATGTCTTCTTCGGTCAGGGTTTTGAGATATAGGTCGGTCATGCGGTGAGTGCCTGCAACGTGGCGTTTGGAAGCCGCGTGTTGTAGTACGCAATTTGGCGGATGTGGCCGTTTGTCGGGTAGTCTCCGGCAGCGTAGATAGCGCCAATCAAAAGGCGGTCAACCGTTGGAACCGTACATGAGGTGTCAGTTGTTTGCGCGGTGCCGTTCTGCGCCAAATTGGTGTTGTTGGTAGCGTATGCCGCGGCAGCCTTAACCGGCTGACTACCAAGCGCGACTGTAAACGCGGCCTGCATGGTATTGTTGTCACGCATTTCGAAAAATAAGCCGCCGGCACCCGGGTTCGAATATATGGCCATGTTTTCGATGGCCGATCCGATAGATAGCGCGGCCATACCGCCACTAATATTGGGCTTTAAAGACGCCTCAACCAACAAAGTCCCTTCGCTCTGGTTATACCAGCTAGAGAAGTTCGTGCCTGTCATGGTCGCAACGTCTGCGCTGCGCGTTACTTGGCTGGCAACTGTGGGGATGTAGCTGGTGGCAAATGCTCCGGCTTCGAGTTGTGCGCCGTAGAGGAAGATGCCTGATGTGCCGTTGCCTGTGTAAACGGCGCTGCCTGTAAGGCTTGTGGAAGTGTAAATCCGAAAACTGTTGCTTGCGGCAGTTGCGGTCGCTGTCATAGTGAGACGATACCAGCCGTTACCCGCGTTTGTCACGGTAGTTGCTGTTGGTGCGACAGTGCCTGACGGGGTTCCAGTCTCGCCCGTTAAAAGATTAATAGAAACAGCAGAGTTGCTTTCAAGATGGAAAAGAAGCGCAAACGTGCGTTCCGCCGCCTTAATGTAGCACGACCAAGTATAAGGAACCGCTGTGGTCGTTACGTTTCTAATAAGAGTGTGGAGCGAGTTGGCCGTGCTTTCAACTAACTTGTCGGCATTCGTTGTTCCATCAGGCGAAGCCGTTACGTTCGCTGTGACAGTTACTTCTGATTTACCCCAGTTCGCATCGTCAAACTGTTGCGAATACACAATTAAATTCGTCCGCTGCTCTTCGATCAGCAAGCCCTTTGCCGCAAGCGTTACAGGGTCGTAATCAAAGCGCGGGCCGTAATATGCCGCTGACGTTGTGGCGTTGTACGTGCCGGGTGTTGTCTGGTAGGTTACTGGTTCGATTTGCGCGCCCCAAACAAAAATACCGCTTGTGCCGTCACCTGCAAATGTACTTACTGTATTTGCTGGGCTAGCATAAACGCGGGCTGCTGTGCCTGTTGTCGCAGTGAACGTGATGGAGCAGAGATACCACCCATTTCCCACTGGGGTGATGGATGAAGA